CTTAGCATTTAAGTATTCGCGTACCAAATCCTCATTTTCATCAACTTGGGCGTAATCTACAATAATGTGTAAATCAATGTCCGAAAACCTCGACCAGTTATAATTTGCCAGCGATCCGGTCAAAACAATATCTAATGTGTCGACCCATGGAATTGCAAGCCATTGCCAAAAATCTTCTACTATTTCAAGTAAATTTTTGACGATTTCGGGATTCATCTTTTCGTTATTGTCAACCCATACCTTTTGGTTTAAGTCATCCTGAACTTCGAAACTGGAAAGGTCTATAGCATCAGGATCGACATCCTCCTGTACGTATTTCTGCCAGTTTTCAATTAGGGCCCTCATACGTTTGGGTTTCCAAGCATTATTTTTAGTTCGTCTTTGCGGCCGGATACGCTTCTGGTATACCAGCCATTGTATTCTGAATATTTCTCTTCTGGATGATCGCCAAGCCAATTAATTGGTTTGTTAGACCCGAGGACCTTTTGAACTGTTTCTGGATCACCAACAAAAGGAACGCCATATCTCGTAATCATGATGTGTGCAATTGCTTTTGACATTTCTGCGTAATATCCGGGCTCATATAATAATTCTGCAGTTTTTTCTAGATACGCAGTTTTCGCACTTTTAGAGCCATCATGTCCAGAACCAGTCAATTTGACACCATGGGGAGTTTTTTTACCAAATCGAACAGCGTCAGGATCTGGATCGTCATCAACATCTGTGGCTATCCATTCATCATGATCAGCCGGTACATCTGAAGCTTTTTTGAAATCAAAATGGCCTCCTATTTTTGAATAGGCCGTATCAATAAGACCATATATTTCATCCGTTAAATCGACATTTTTTGGGTCATATTCAAAATCTCCTGTTGGAATGTCGACCCACTTATTCTTTGGAGCTTCATAGTCAGCAAAAACTTTTTCGCTCAAATCGATATTTTCTGATAATTCTTGACCCAAAGATCTCATGGTTGCTTTCTTGACTATTCCTGATTTTCCAATAGCAGCTGCAGCGGTACCCAAATTTAAATCACCAGCGCTGCGATCAGTTCCAGCAGAGCCGGCAACAGTTCGGTCATTAAAAATTGTTTTTAATTCATTTTCAAGCCAGTCATTGATATTCCAACCAGCTGGAATTTGTTCATTCGGTGACTGCTTTGATATTAAATCAGACAGGCGATTAAGTAGTGTATTTTCAACTCTGTCATCAATTAATTTAGAATATTCATCATCAACGTTAAACATATCTAAAAATGGAAATTTATCAGTTTTCTGATCCGGTAATTTGCCAACATTCTTTATAAGGCCTTTAATACCGCCAGCCGCCCTGATAAAATCTACAATTGCGTTACCACCGAGAAGTCGACTAGCTATCCCCGCAACTTCTGAGCCCTTTTTTGCTAGCAAAACTGTGTCTAAAACCTTTTTTAGCTCGCCCCAGGTGTCTTCGGTTATAATTTCTTCTTGATAGCCACGCCAATTCTCCATTAACACTTTCATATCAGACATATGTGAAACCCCTATACGTATAATTAGTCTTTATTCTTGCTCTCAACCACAATTCTTTTCATCGTTGAAAACAAATCTTCAAGACCGGTTTCCGCGAATCCGTCTTCAATTATCATTGTCCGAGTACGAGTTAAATTAAATTCTGGAATAAAATTCTTAATGGTGGACTTTATCTTTCTTTTTCCCTGTACAGAAATTGATGGAGCGTACAATTGCATCATTTTATAGTTACTCTTGACCACATCTTCATTTTCCAGAATGCTGTCATAAACTTTTAGATTGCTGTCAGCTTTTTCACACTGATCTAAAATTTCAGTTATTGTATATGACTTTTCCTCCGCTAAAAACGGAAATCTTTTAGCTACAGTTGCAAGGCCAACTCCACCAACCCCTTGTAGATTATCAGACTTATCGCCAACGATAGCTCTTGCCAGTGCAAAATTGTTTGGATGAATCTTATACTTCTTAACAATGTCATTTGAATTTAATACCTCTTTTTGAATTGGACGGAATAAAACCGTATTCCCGTCACATAATTGTAAAAAATCTTTATCGCTTGAAACGATAACCCTTTGCCATTCTTCATATCGCGGGTTTTGTACAACTTGAGCGATAATATCATCGGCCTCGACCGCTGCAAGCATAAGCTGGATAACTGCCAAATTATTCAGATATTCAGCCAGTCTTGTTTGTTGCCAAACCTTATTTTCAATCTCTTCGTTCTCGGTTAGGTTTCGAATATCTCTATTCAGTCTGATCGGGTTTCTTCCAGCTTTGTAATTCTTATTTACCAACTTTCTCTTGCGAGAGCCGCCTTCCCCGTCCCAACATACAATAATTTCATCCGGATGAGTCTCTCGACAAAGTTTTTGAAGAATCTTTAAAAACCCGACCATGCCACCAATTGGCTGACCATTAGTCGATAAAGTTGGGTTGACGATATATGCTCTGTAATACATATTCAAAGCATCGATTACTAGTAGTCTTTTAGCCATGCAGTAGTCCTAATTCTTTTCCGCGGCATGCAGCAGCAGATTCATTTATATATTTCTTTTTTCGCCACTCAATAATATAAAGCAGCTCATTCTCTATTTTTAATGTCGAAACGATCTGGCCGGCTCTTCCGGATCGGTGTACTACTTTATCACCGATCCTTAGTTTTGCCATGTCCTTCTACCGCTGCTAGCATAGCAACTAGTGCATCATTGTCATTCATTCGATGATCTTCTCCGGTTTTGATTAGCCTAGCCTTGTTTAGTGTTGATAGTAATACACTGTCATCGTATGGTATAACATCGTCATTTTCTGAGTGTAAAATGGTCGAATTTCTGGCAATTTTAGCGCTGTTGCCATATTTGTTCCATGCGGGAGCTATTAGAACTAGGCGGGCGCCTCTGGGGTCAATTCCCATCGCCACTGCACCGCCGCGGCTGGATCCAACAATCACATCGGGTATATGGTCGTCAATAGTAGCTTGTGCGACGAATAACGATTCTTGAAAATCATTATTTGGAAGTTCGGGCTCATAAACTTCATGGCCTGCACTTTGTAAATATTTTGGCTTATCACCACCTGGTTTGGATTCCAATCCATGTAAAAAAATTATTTTCATGCTATCTCTTTCTCAAGTTTAAATGTCTCAATTGTTCCTTTTGAAGTTGTATATGTTACCTTTTTAACACCACAATGTATTAGTGCAGCTTCACACATAGAACACGGTTTGCTCATACGAGCGTTGCCCTCGTTGTTAATCCTGGCGACATATACAGTTTAGCCTTGCGTCACACTTCTGTCCAAACCAAGAATTACACCAAGCTCTGCGTGAAGTGTCGGGTTTCCTTGGTCATTCCTTCTAAATCGACAGCCAAAGCCGCAATATCGATCTTTGTTACTTGAAACGTTTCTTACTGAACTGCCCTTAACCAAAACTGCACCGTGTCTAAATTTTCCATAATTAGATTGCATTGCAATTGTCTTTGCTAGTGAAATGTATTTGTTTGCTTTTCTAGACATTATAAGTGACAGCCCCTATTCTAAGTTTACTAGAATAGGGGCTGTCTGTCAAGAAAAAACTGAAACTTTTACCTTCTCGGGGCTCTATGGTTATGTCTAGTGTGGCTCCTATGTCGAGTATTGATATACCTTGTGCGAGGATGAAAATGCACACGATAATATCTCACGTGATTATGACGCTTGTTGCAATAAGAAAAGTGATAGCAAACGTGATTTTTTAATATTTCAACCGGTAACCGGTTGGCATGCGTTGCACATGCGTTTGCCGCAACAGGAGCTAGCGTCAAAAACGCCAATATAACACCAAGAGAAGTCAAGTACTTCATAAAATTTCCTCTCTACACTAATTATAAACTTGATGTAGAATTTTGTAAAGTTTCTTCTTCATCTAAATTATAAAATTCCGAAGCTTCTCCTTGTCGTTTGTCAAACCTCATAACAATTTCCTGTTCCATCAATTGCAAAACCCTATTTCGAAACTTTTCATCTTTCAGCATGTTAAGCCACTTGGATGCCTGAAATTTAATTTCTTCACCGTCTTCATGAACCAGCGAAAACCATGCACCAGCTTGCTTAATTTGGTCAGAAGACTTAATCGCTTCAAACCAGCTTAATTCATCCTGAATGCCAATTTCGTCACCCCACATAATCTTAAAGCTACATTGTCTACCTTCGGTACCAAATCGACTTTTCTTAAGTGTTGCTTTAACCTCTGATCCGATTCTAAACCCTTGATCGTCCGTGATAAAGCTTGCCTTAGCTTTCCTGCCGGTAAGCCACACTCGCAATGAGTAGGCATAGATCATAGCCTTGCCACCAGGGGTCATATAAGGCTCTACAAGCGCCTGTGAGGGACTTCTGGTGATGTTCGTCTTGAGTTGGTTGAGTACTAGGAAAGTGCTCTTAGAATTGGCTATAGGCACTGTTAGCTTAGACATACCTTTTGCCAAAATTCTTGCCTTGACTGCCATAGATGAGAGGGGATTGAAATCACCCTCAATATCTGAGACTGCTGGCGTAAGTGCCAGCGAATCCCAAATAAAAAGCATCTGGTTATCGTTGGAACCCAACAGCTCTTCAATTGTTTCTAAAACAAACTCAACAGAAGTTGCTTGAATATAAAGCAGACTATTAAGATCGCAGCCTGTGCGTTCTAAAAAAGTTGGGTCAATCGCAGATTCGGAATCGAAGTAAAATACATCAATTCCCATCTTTTGAGCATTTGCGGCAACCTGTGCAGCCATAAAAGACTTTCCGGAAGATTCCAGACCAGCAATCTCAATGATTTTTCCAACAGGTATGCCCGCTCGATAACCACGACAAATAATTGAATCTAGCCAGCGAGAGCCAGTTGGGATCCATTCTTTAACCGCGGTTGGATTATCATCTTTTAAACTATGAGCGACAGTCATGCCAGCTTTCTTATTAATAAGCTGACGCATCTGATCAATCGATAGCTTGCCAGCCTTAACTTTCTTTGCCCGGGCCATCTTAGTCTCCCCTCTCTGCGATATCGAGGGCGCGCTGTTCCATGGTATTAAGGGCTTCAAGGGCCCTGCGTTCATCGAGCAGTTCAAATCGATACTTCTCACCAAGCCTTATCTTTCTTAAGGCATCCGGATGACGTGCTGCGATACTACGCAGTCGCGACGTTAGAGACCCCTTTTTACGATTCCAGCGAGCGCAAAGCTCACGAGGGGCAAAAAACCGCTTTCCCAAAAGATCTAGCGGCATATTCTCACCAATATGGGTAGCTAGTTGCGATTCCCTCACAACCAAATGACCATTAGAACCTGGAAAGAGATCAATATCGCCATTAACGACCCGGGTGGATCGGGGAGAAATGGAATATCCAAAAACTTCTAGAATTTTTGATACTGATATCTCCCTATCTTCGAATACTTCAGGCGTATCTTCCATTTCCATGGTTACCGTAGCAATGTTTTCAATTTCTGGTTCCAAGGGGGTGTCTTTCCCCAGTGCTAGCAAAAGTATTTCATTCTGCATCTTAATCAGTTCTATAATTTTTTCTTTTTCTATATTCATTTTTATTCGCCTCTCTTTCCTACAGTGTGGTTATCAATAAACTTGAGTTTTGTTCCAGACGTATAATTCTGTTGCAACAGCTTCAATACACTGTTTGCAAACTTCTCAATTTCAGCTTTAGAGTGCTGACCAGCAATAAGCTCCATAATATTATAATAATCAGACCAATCTACTACTTGCGACTTTTCAAAGCCTTCTGCGCTGTTCAGCTTAGTCTTATAATTCTTTGCGGTTTCGAAAATATCCTTAGTTGAATACACAAAGCTTTCAAGCCCAACATCGTTAATATACTTGGTCAGTTGAGTATCATCCCACTTAAGTGCAACTAGGGCGAGAAGCATCTTGAAAAAGGTCTTTGAATATCTTTCAGTTTTGCTCAATGTTAGCGTTCCACTATTATTCAGACTATACAAGTCAATAAGCGCATCCTTAAGATTTTTAAAAATCTTATTAAAATTCTTATCTTTTGAAATATCGTTTCCATTGTCCATGACGCCGTTAACGATAAAAAGGCCGGCCCTGCCGTAATATACCTGTAGAGGTCTGCTGTCCAACAAACATTGGATAACGTTTGCGGCGAACAAATTCATGTCACGCTTCATGTTGTTCAACTTCGTAATATTGCTAAGGGGGTCTTTGCTATTACTAGAAATTGAGAAAAGCGAACAAACCTTCTGTGCAAAGTCGTTCCCACCGCTAGGGTCGCCCAAAGTGTGGATGAAATCACCATATTGAAGCGGCATGTGGTTTTGAAGTCTCAAAAACCACCTAATCTTTTCTTCAACTGTAAGTACTTGCTCGTGTGTTACAACGGTGTGCCTTTCAAACTGCCTTTGTGCAGTCTTTGGCAGATCCGAAAAATAAAACATATTCGGAGCCTTTCCAGAATCAAAGGCTTCTACGATTTTTCGCAACTTCTTGCTACGTTCACTCGATGTGTTGGTATTGTTGATTTCTTCTAAGTAATCCTTGCGATACATATCATATATCATCTTGGAATACTTCTTCGAAACATGCACCTGATCCACGATAAACTTATAGCCAGTCAAAAACCTTTGCTGGCCATCCTCTATCTCAGATTCGTGAATTGGTGTCTTTTGGCTGTCGGTTCCCTTAACATCGTTAAGAAACAAGATGCCATAGAATTTACCACATAAAATGTCAAAAATTAATTCATCAATGAAATTTTGTTTGGTGCCCCACACATATTCTCTCTGGTGTGGGGGGATGGTTAATGCACCATCATTGTATTCGCTAACTAGATCTCTAAAAGATCTATGTGTAAAATTAAAACTCATTTTGTACCTCCTTAAATTAATGGTGGCCTTACACGCGCCTAATTTGCTAACGTGTCTTGCCTAATAAGTTTAGTGAGGCACCTGATAACCCTGTGCCTCTCCCGTGGATAATAATATTTATTTGAAGCTTATAAGCTCAATTTCAAAATTTAAATTCTTCCCCGCCATTGGGTGGTTAAAATCCAGTACAACAGTGTCTTCGCCTACTGAATCAATTCTCGCGACGGCTTGCTCTCCCACGGCGCTTTGTCCCTGCACCATGGCTCCTACCTCAAAATCAAAATCTGGAGGGAAGGCTGTTTGCGGAATAGGGTGAAAAAGTTCTGCGTCGGGTTCTCCATAAGCCTCTTCGGGGGTCAACTTAATTGTCTTCGTTTCTCCGACAGCCATTCCCTTCAAGGCCGAATCAAATCCGGCAATTAGCTCTCCAGAACCAACCTTGAAGGATAGCTCTTCTCCGCGGATACGGGAACTATCAAATTCGGTACCATCATCAAATGTTCCGACGTAGTGAATATTCACTCTCGTTCCCTTTCTCGCTTTTCTTACTTTACTAGTATTACTCATGTATTAATTCCATTCTTGTTAATGTGAGGCACCTGATAACCCTGTGCCTCCCTGTGGGAGCGGAAATTTAGCTCATTAGCTGATCGAACGCTTCATCAACCGAAGTGGCAGCCTTGTCTGTATTATACTGAGTAGTCTCAGACGAAGTGCCCTCTGCTGTATCATCGCTAGCAAGATATTCATCAAGCAGCGTTTCAACATCAGCAGTGGTCTTTCTCTCAAAGAGAGAATCAAAATCTGGAATTGAATCCAGAAGTTCGCTACACTGTTCTTCAGTGATATTGTCGCAAAGCTCAGAGGGATTGCGACGAGGCTGCAACTTAGTCTGCGGGAACTGAGCGCCTGCAGGCTTTCCATAGTTGAGTATCAAATCGGTACCAGCCTCGGTATCGGTGATATCGCCATATTCTGGGTTCAATACAAGATTTAGCAAACTTTCATATGCCATCTTGCCATATCCCCAGACCCGAACTCCGGATTCCTCTTCTCCGCGAACAAGAACGGGAGAAAAGAAGCGTTGGCGAGCAAAGAAACTCTTAGCCAGCTTGACGCTCTCGGGAGTGCCCTCTTGATAAAGCTTGTAAGCAAAATCACAGACTGCACATCGATCTCCAAAATTCTTCTTAGGACATAAAAATCCCGGGTTGTTGCCAACGTTATAATGGAAATACTGTTCCTTAAAGGGATCTCCATCTTCTGTGGGAACAATCCTAATTGTCTGTTCACCATCCTGTGGTCGCCAAAAGGCAGAAGTGCTGCCTCCGCGATTCTGTGTTGCGGCCAACTTGGCGCGCATCTTCTTCAAATTAATAGCCATAATATATTTCCTCCTATATTGTGGGTGGCTACCCTATAGTACATCCAGCAAATCTTCCGAATGTCTAGTATCTATTATAATCCTTTTTCATAAATTGTAAAGCTGTATTTTGTTAGTATGACATAAAATATATCCCAGGTCGTGTTCATATTCTGTGGGGTATAGGCCATATAAAACTTTCATATTTTTCTTTAGATTCTCTTCCAGGTTCTTCTTGGCTCTGGCCTTAATTTCTGTAAAAAATTTCCCGTCTGTTTCAAGCTTCGTTTTGTTTATACCATAATAATACCTCTTTTCGCGAACTAAGTCAAGGTCAAAAAATATTTTTTCTTCACCAGTTTCAACATCAATGATTCCTATCGTCGAAATTCGTACTGAGGGGATTGGTTCCGAAAATGTGTCAATAACCGAAGTAGAGTGATTAAAAACATTTATCATGTGAAGCGTCGGTACTATCGCATCGTTTATTTTGTCATAATAACCAATTGCGGGCACGTTTTCTAATATTTGTTCAATTTTTGAATTTGACACAAGATAGATTCTGTTAATCATGGCGGATCTTGCAAATTCTTGTAAAATTCCGCAAGTTACACGTTCTTGCTTCTTTCTAAGATCGCTCAATAATTCATATTCTGGCTGAATGTATAAAACGCTAATTCTACAATGCCTAATCTGCTCTAATATTCTCAATGATGCGCCGGCGATAGCCCCAGAGCCGCCAACAATAAAAAGAACCTCTTCGTTGATGTCTCCGAAAAACTCTTTCATGTCTGGGCAGCTTTCTTCATAGGCTTCGTGACTACCTTTTTTTGGAAAGTCGAATGTTTT